AAAGGAAAGAGATACACATTCATATATTATTGTTTTCCAAAATTTGAAAGTTTGAATAAGAAAGAAGTTAAAGAAAATAGGAAATTAAGAATGATTTATGGTGGTCCACTCAAGTTAAGTGCCACTTATAGGTGTTTATATATGGAATTTAATAAATATTTGATTGAAAATAGAATCCATAATGGATTCGCAGCAGGAATTAATGAACATGGTCCAGAATGGAATACGTTAGGAAAGATATTAGAACCGTTACATTTGATTATAGGAGATCACAAAGGATATGATTTTAGGAACAAAGCAGTCATGTTAGGCTCACATGCTTACCATGCAAATTTGTATTATCAAGATGAATATGCTAGAGCAAGAGAAATTATTGCGATTGAAGCTTATAATGCAAAGATATTATTTGAAGGAGTTGTTTATGATAAGGAAGATGGCCTAGGTTCAGGTAACCCAGGTACATTATTCTTTAATGGCGATTCCAACCAGGAAGTATTGATTTATAGTGCGTGTTTGGTAGTTTTTCCAGACATCAGTAAAGTTAAAAGGAAAACAATTAGGAACTTTATAGCAGAGTTATTGTTAAATAGTTACATCATAGTACAAGGAGACGACTTCATATTTGGAGTTAATGACAGGTTTAAAGGAATTTTAACATTTAATACGATTAGGAAAGCAGCAAATCAAATAGGTTATGTAATTACGAGTGCAGATAAGACAGAAGATGATGATGCACCCGATTATACACCTTTATGTGAAGCCACTTTCCTTAAAAGAAGTTTCAAAAAAGTAGATGGAAAGTTTGTTGCTCCATTGGACATGGAGTCAATTGATGACATGATCCAATGGGTCAACAAGAAAAAGTATGATAGCAGAGATTTTGAATCAGTATTGGAAACGTATTTAGGAGAATTAGCATTACACGGAGAACAAGTTTGGTTCCCGAAATTTAAGAAGTTAGTTCATGCAGCAAGAAAAGTTAAATTAACATGGACACCAAAGTTTTTCAGGTATCAAGATTATTTTGATGCCATTACAGATAGAATGAAATTGTTTACCATGTCTCCAAATGAGATATGGGATTATATAAAATTGAGAGCAGATAAAAACGACGGAATTGATGATAAGTATTTAGATGATGAGGTGCTTACACATTGGAGACAATCATCTTTAATAGCTATAAATGACTATGATGAATTTATGATGGAAGACCAAGCCCCTAAATTAACTAAGAATGGAGTAGAAGACGCCAATGAAATAATGAAAGCATTGAGCGC